GGGGGGGGGGGGGGGGGGGGGGGGGAGTACGACGGAGAAGGCGAGCTCTGCTGCTGAGTCTATTGAGGCGCCGAGGTCGGAGTAGGAGCTTGTGACTGAGAGGGGTTAGTAGTAGTCGGCTCGGGAGCCATTCCTTCCGGTTCAGGAGAAGGAGGTGCGCTAGAATCTCGATTTGAAATACCGCTCGTGCTCCCCGGTTGCATTAAAGATCGGCCATAATAGTTTTGGATATCGGTATCGCTTAGGCTTCTTGGGAAGAAAGCGTACATTTGCATAGGGATCACACTAGTGGGAGGTGGATTATCCCATAGTACCAGCCAGTTGTTAGTGAGTAGCATCCTGATCTTAGATGCAATTCGTGTATTACCCCAGTTAATATCGTTCCCTCTGAGATCCAGTAAGGTTTCGTATTGCTTTCTAAATAGCGGAAGAGCCCCAGGAAAGATATTTGCGCTGGCTGTCTTGGTAGGAGTAAAGGAGCACAGAGTTTCTTCTAGTCCTTCTTCTGTTAACCTACAATTCTTTAAACTCAAACTCCTGATGTTTTTAGATACACCAAGGTTTATGACTTCAAGGTTAAAACAGTTTTCAAAGTTAAGAGTTTCTAGAGCTGGGAGATGTGGCCCAGCAAAAGATTTGAGATAAATGTTACCTTCAAGGTTGATATGTTTTAAGGCTTTTCTTGCCAAGTTAAAATTGGCATACAACAGAGAGTTTCTTTGGAGGTTAATAGATTCAATTTCTGGATCTACACTATATTTAGACTGCGCATCAATCCATAAATCATCCCATGTAAGAACACTTTGATTAGTTAGTTTTAAAGTTTTAACTGGTCCAGTATAATTTTTTTGGATTGATATACCGCAGGAGTTCGATTTCTCCTTGTAAAGCATTGCGATGTCATTAGATATAGCATCTGTACTTTGAAACTCTATAAAGTTAAAACTTTGATTTTGAACTTTATCAAAAGACAGAAGTGTTGTGTCTTCTCCGCTGATAAGAAAACTAGATTCTATTTTCATTTAAAGAGGCCTCCTGCCAAGGTTCTAGGACAGAAACTCAGCGATGAAATTCCGTCTCTTCTTTCAAATTTTTTGCACTTAAGTAAATTCATACAAGCTTGATAGGCATAAGGATCATCGAGTAAAGCACAATTGAAAGCATCATTTCTTTCCCATTTTGCTTTAATGGCCTCAATTAATCCAAACTCTGAGTTATAATAAGAAGAGTAGTATTTTTCTAGCGCTGGATTTTTGTTTTTGTTTTCTTCTGTTGAAAAAGCAACTGCAGGCTTGAACAATATGCTCTCACCCGCCCCAGTATTAACAGAGCTCTTATCTTCAAGAGTAACATCTTCAGAAAGAGGTTTACTATCCCTTGTGAATACTAAAGGCTCACTAAAGATCTCGTCGAAGACAGGCTCACCGCCATTAGTAACACGTACCTTAATATCTTTAAATACATTAAAATAAGTTGGCTTATTGTTTTCTCCGTCTGGGACAAAGTACTTAAATATTTTGTTGGGTTGGGAATATCCGTAAGGCCTATCAACAAATACACTTCCGTTTGCTATAGTAGTGCTTGGAGAAGAGTCTCTTTCCGAGTAAATTGCCTTATTTGTAGGATCTCCGCAGGTGTTTTGTTTTTCAGCAAACCTGCTTTTACACTTATCACCACCAAAGTATCTACAAGATTCTTCGGGATTAAACACTTGAATTAGACCTTGCTTAATCAATCCGTCAATAGCTTGTGATCTTTCCCGCTCTTTTAGTTGGTTAACAGCGGGTCTAAGAATAGCAACAGGAACATTTCTATTTGCCTCTAGGTTGTCAGTTGCCAAAAATGTTTCTGCTTTGCCAACAGTTCCGTTACCGCTGCTGCTGCCGCTGCTGCTGCTGCTAGTTGTTAATGACGAAGAGTAAGTAGGATCTGAGTAGGTCATTTTACTCGTTTGGGTGACTACTTCGGCATAATTACTTTCTCCAACTATAGTGTTATTAATAGAAGGAACTCCATTTAATTCTTTGTTGTTTTGAATAAGAGATATAAATTTTTCAAATACTTGAGATTCCGTGTACTCTGATTTCTTTCTATTAGCAACAAAGGAAAAATTTGTTTTTACGATAGGAACAAATTGGTCTCTTTGCTCTGGAGTAATTGAGTTAATCTTAGAAATGCTTTCTGGTGCTGGAGAGTTACCAATGCCCGGCGAGCCAATAATTTCTGCGCTAGCGGGAGCAACGGGGTTTGCTACGTTTGTGATCTCTCCGCCGATAGGAATTAGATTCTTAACAACATAAGAAGCAGTATCAATTTTTTTGTTGTATAGATTGGCAATATTATTAAATGAGTACAATGTTTCCGTATCTAGAGGAGTAGAGTACTCTAGAGCATTGACAAAGTTAGTAACTGTTAGGTCAATAGAAAAAACTAACTGCTCAATTGTTCCTACAAGGACCGCCATATTAAAACCAGGAGTCGGACTTACAAAGAAGTTAGGAACTTGATAGGAGTTGGAGTAATAGGAAAGCTTATGAACTAATCCAGATAGATAAGCGTAGTTAATTAATTTTGTAAGTCTACCACCTTCAGACCCAGCAAGAATTTGACCGAGCTCTGTAGTCTGGGACTCTGGGCTCAAAATAGAAACTAGTTCTTTAGAAGTCAGACCAACGCTTTTATCGTACAGACCCTGAAGGAGTGGTGTGGCAACATTGCCCAAGTTTTTGTCGATTAGCCTAGTCATTTGCTGCAAAGCAACTGGAGCATCTCTATTTACAATGTTATAGTCAGTGTTATAGCTATTTACATCAAAGATCGATTTGCCATAGATCAAAGAATTTGCAACTGGCTCAAGGAGACTAATATCATTCTTGTTTTTCAAGATGTTCGCCTGACTGTTCTCGAGTAGATAAGAGATAGATTCAAACAAAGTCAAGAAGTTACCAGATAGGTATTCCTTAAAAACCTCGATTTGGCCCGGGTCAACTGCAAATGTTAGGTTAACAAGTAAACCAACTAGCTTACCAAATTTGCTTTGATTATACACAGAAACATCTGACTGGTCCTTCAAAGAAATCTTTAGAAGATTAACTAAGCCATCTTGATCAGGAGCATATAGGTAGTTAATATAAGCATCAATAGCGCTTTCTCCACCAAACTCGTAAATAAGCTGAGATAGCTCGTATCCTTTGAAGAAAGAGATCTCATCAACGCTGTCAGAAACAGGAGCGAACTTGTTGACCATTTCCTCAAAAGATTCTACAGAAAGGAACTGACTAATTTCGCTTTCTTGGAAGTTAAGCGATCTGAGCTGGTCAATAAGTGTCTCTTGTTCTTTAGGCGACGCTTTGAATGAGATGTTAGGAATAAAACTACCTGGAAAGTATCCTATAGAGCTGATATCATCTACAATTCTTTCTAGGTTTTTTTGAAGATTCCTTGCCCATACAGAAACATAGCTCAAAGACTCGCCAGTAAGAGGAACATTAGGAACGATTGCAGTAAGCTTTCTGTAAGCATTTAGCAGAGCCAGAACCGATCCGTTAAATCCAGGTAAGACTTTTCCGTTTGCTGTAGCCTGCTCAATAGTGTTTGTAGGAACGAATAAGGCGGCAAGTTCGGCAATTTGAATAGATACCGGACCGTATCCTTCATAACCTGGAATAGTTCCAGATTTTCCTAGCCCAGAATCTAGAGAGTTGACTACGTCTCCAATCACATTGGCAATCGCAGTAATGCTTTCAAGTCCAAACAATAGAACGTCAATAACATAGTTGTCAGATTTCTGAGAGAAGCCTGGAGCATCTACATAGACATTTTTAGGATAGCTAATAAACCTGTCTTTTAATCCCTCTGTATATTTAGCATAGACTGGGTTGTAGCTGAGCTCAATAGTATTATTTTCGGTTTCTTTGATCTCAACCAGCTCAGGGATCTTAGTATTTTGACGAAAACTGGCCAACGACTTGAAGCTATCAAGGAATTTTAATCCAGCTATTTTATTAACACCGAAGTCATAGGCAAAGATTAAATTAAAATGTCCAAAAATGCTCAGACCATCAATACTAAATTGTCCGCCATCAACAACCCTGGAATAGTTACAAGCATAAAGATACTCAGCAAAACTGGCAATGTACTCAATGCTTCCCACAGGAGATGCTTCGCTACCTCCAAAATACTTGATTGTTTCTTTGAGATTGAGGATGTTTTTGATAATACTATTGCCCTTGCCGGCAAAAGAAATATCTAAGTCTTTATTATCATAGATTAAGTCTGTTTCTACAGTCTTAATATCAGAGTCAGAAATAATATTATTGAGAAACCTAGATTGGTTTAGGGCTTCACTTATATACTTTTCTGTATTTGTTTTTAAGCGGTTGTTAAATGTACTTTCCTTGCCAAGAAACTTTGATGTATACTCACTCCACTCTTCCGGCTCAAACTGTCCGGCGGAAGGCTTGGCAACTCCTTGGTTGAGTTTGTAAAGGGTGTCTCTGTAAATAGTTAAACGCTGAGTTGTGTAAGACGCATCAAGATATTTCTCTTCTTGCGTTTCCCAATACAAGTAGTCATCGATAAGCGGATAAATATATCTTGTTTGTAGGTTCACTTTGCTGTTTGGAACTACAATGTCGGCAATTGCAGTTGAGGGATTGTATTGCTCAATAAGCTGAACTTGCTGCTGAGAAGTAAGCCCGCTTAGATAGTATGAAAGACCCTGTTGCGAACTAACAACTTCTTTAATGTAGGCGTCTAGATACTGGTCGATAACGGCAGTTTTAGGGCCCTGCTGAACGTACCCAGCTTTAATAACTTCATTTGTAGACACAAATAATGTTAAAAATAACTCGAGATTAAATCCAAAAGAAATCAGCGCGCCGGTGATCTTAAAGGTTAGCGGAAGGATCGTTACAGACTTCTCTTGAATAACCCTATCTAAGATAGCTGCATAGATATCATATAAAGCCTCACTATAGACCCTCCTGTTTTTGCTTATCTCAAACTTCCCTCTTTCAGCCTCATAGGCGGATAAAGTAGCCTCGATGTACAAGCTAAGCGTCGCTTTGATTCCCTCTAGCTGCACTATTGTGGAGGTGTTTAACATAGAAGTGGTCTTTTTCTAAACTTTAAACTTTAAGTTTAAAGCTTTGTAGTTTTAAAAATCCTATGTCATCTAAAATTTCTATCGTTATTTTGAAGTCTAAGTCTGTAGATTCTACATCTGACATCAATAAAATGGTGGTGCATTTGGAACAGATTTTAACTGAAAAAGAAGGCATTGACTTGAAGGTAAGACAAAGCCTTACCGACTCCATTATTAAGTCTTCAAAGTTTATTATTTTCGCGGGGTGGGACTCTTCTATCCTTTGTCAGTTCTTTAATGCTTTAAGTGTCATAGAAAAACAAGAGATGGATGAAGGTAAGAAATTATTTTTGTTTGACGAGCCTGGAAAAAACTGCTGGACAGATTTAAATAGAATACTTACATTTGGTATGGACATAGAAAGATTTGATCCTGTAGTTTTTGATTCGGTGGTTGACTGTTGGAATTATCGTGATATAATGAGCTATATAGACTTGGATCTTCGCCGCCTAGAATTGAATGCAAGTTCAGGAACTACTAGCACTGTCTAATGTATCTGAGTCCGTTCTGGACAAGATACTCTCCCATGACAGATGGAAATTTGAACAGCAACTTACTCATGAGAAATGGATTGCAGAATTTAATGCTCAAACCAAAGGTCTGAGTAAACCAAAAATTATCACCTCAGAAAACCTATCTGAAGATGATATCTTAATTAACGATCTTACAGGTTACGGTGAGCTCGACGAGACTCACATTGGTAAGCTATCCAAAACCCCAATTTGGCAAGCCTCCGAAGCCAAGGCCATTGATATCTTTTACGAGTGGAAGAAAGCAATCATCAATATCGATGATCTTCCTAAAAAAGACATATCTGATTCCAGAACTAAGAAACTCCTCACTACCTTCCTCTGGTCAAACTCACTAGCACAACGTAGGGCCTATTGGCCAGAGGGTAAGGATATGCATTATGCGGAAGGGGCCAAGAGAGAAATCAAACAAAAGCTTCAGTCTTATGCAAACATTACAATCGTAAGAACATACGAAGCTTTTAAAAAGCTCTGGGAACAAGTCAATGACGGATCGAAGGTTGAGTTCAACTCTTCTTTTATTGCCACGATCTTAGATAATGCCTACCAAGAAACTCTTAAAAAAGAAAAGCAAGAAGAAAAAGCTGATCTTTTCAAGTCTCCTTTATTTGAGACAGTTTTAGATCAGTTTCCAGCTGTTGATTTGAATCAGCTAAAGGATCAAATGATTGCAAAACGAGGAGACTTTATGAGCGCGATCTTAGCCATCGAACTCAAACAGTTCTCTAAAACGATCCCAGAAGAGTATAAAGATCTATATACTCAAGAAGCCTGGGAAACTAGTTACTTCAAGCACGTCAGAAAATACGAAGACATCTGGCGTAATACCTACAAAACTTTTTATCTATCTATTCGCAAGGAGCAAGAATTATGGAAGAAGGCGTTAACATCGTAACAACAGGCTATAACGTTGTAGTAGAAGGAGCCGAAGAACTGATCGCAGAATGGGAATCTGGTAAGATTAGCCGCGAAGAACTTCAGGAAAGACTAATGAACTTGGAGACAGTTATGATTGACTTAGAAAAGGTAAATGAACCAACTAAGTTTAAAGATACTGAAGAATAATGTGTAAACATACTAAATGTCCTCTGAGAACCCCCAACGACATATAAAATCTGGGTTTTTTGACCGATACTTTTCTTTGGGTGTAGCTCAGGGGAATTTAGCGGGGTATAAATCAGATCCCTACTCCTACTCAGGAGCCCCGTATCTTACAAGTGGAGTAATACTTCCCCGCAGAGACGACATCCTTCTAGAAGAAGGTGGTGGCGGGCCTAGAGCTGTAGAGAAGTATATGAGGCTGTTTAATGACAGCCAAATTCTTGCAGCTTGGGAAAAATTAATAGGCGAAATTATTCAGAGGCCATGGGAGGTTTACCCCTCCTCGGATTCATCTGAAGATGAAGAAGTTGCTGAGTTCGTGCGGCAAGTAATCAATCGCATGGGTAGCAATACTCGTCAGTCCTACGGTAAAGAGCAATTAGTTTCGACTAACTCGGGGTTTGATACCTTCATCCGTGGCATGTGCGAGTCAATTGTACTTGGCATGTCTATCAGTGAGATCTGTTGGATGAGACAGGGTAAGTATATAGTACCCTCAGAGATTAAGGTAAGAGACCCTAGACGTTTCTTGTTCCGTCTTAATGAAGATGGTACTGTAAGTCCCAGGCTTATCACTATGTTCTCTCCTGTAGAGGGCATGGGGATTCCTCTACGCTCAATGATTCTTCATCGCCATTGGTCCTACAGTAACTTTATGGACGTTCATGGCTCTGGTCTTGGTCGTCAGCTTTATCCTCTTGTAGAATTTAGAAGGACCCTTCTTAACTTTTGGCTTCAGTACGCAGATAAGCATACGACACCAACGGCTGTTGGTAAGTTCAGCTTAGGTACTCCTGAAGAAGAAGTTAACTCTTTATTTACAGCATTGCAGAGACTGGGTCAAGAGACCGCCGTTGTTATCCCCGACGAGATGGATATCCAATGGCTAGAAAGTAATGGCCGACCAGAACTCTACAACCAGCTCATTACATACATCGATCAGCAGATCAGTTTTGTGATAAACGGAGAGACGACTGTTGGTCAAGAGACTGGCAGTGTTGGCTCATTCGCGCGAGATCAAATTGCAGACTCTGTAAGGATGAGAAAAGCTAAAGCATTTTCTGAAGAGCTTGACGAGACAATAAACTCCACATTGGTCCGATGGATAGTAGAACTCAATTACCCTGGTAAGAACCCTCCTAGATTGGTTCGTAACTTTGAAGATCTCAAGCAGAGAGAAGACCCAGTACGTATGGTGCAAGTACTATCTCAGCTAGGAGCTTTGGGCTACCAAGTAGAAGATATTGATTGGCTAAAAGAGAAGCTTAACATCCCTTCACTAATTAAGCAAGAGATGCCAGAAGGTGGAATGATGGGAGGAATGATGCCACCCATGGAAGGAGGTGCTGAAGCTGAAGCTCCAATGGCAGAAGACATGGACTTTGGCACAGACCTTATGAAGCTATTCGATTTTGAAGAGCCTTCAGAGAAACAGAAGATGTCTCAAGAGATCGCTGCTAATTTCAAGGGTGACCTTGATGACGTGGGCTTCCAGAGGATCGTAACTGACTCTACGGGTAATGAGATGCAGATCTCTAGGCTCCAAATAGACGAGTTTACTTCACCAGGAGAAATCGTCTTTGTTGTGGAGAGGCTAATAGAAGAGGTTAGAAATCTTAAGAAAATACCTCCTGAGGCGCTAGCATCTAAATCTATTCTAGAAACAGAGCTACAGAGAATCAAAGCGTTAATAGAACAAGAGAGCCTTTCTGAGTGTGGTTCTAAAGACTTGGTTGGTTTATACCAGTCTGCATTCAGGTTAAATAGATACGCCGTTCACAGAGAAGCGGTAACTTTAGACACATACGCCAAGGGATACTGGAGATGGTTTGATCCTTATTTTCAATAACACTCTTTAGTTTAAATAATATATAGAAATATTGCATATAACGTAACGCACTATGTTAGCATATAAGCCGATTACCCAAGCACAATACTGGATCCAGGCCTCGCCTTTCCAGCATTACTTCACGACTTTCTCAGGAATCAGAGATACTTCTGGTACTACTCAATATGCCGATGGCGTAAGAGGACGTATTTTCCAGCTCAAGGGTCCTCGTACCCTTGCAGAAGTAACCGTTTCCGCACCATTTGACCCTGAAAAGCACGCAGACATCGTTGACTTCTGGAAGACCTACGACTGCTCTTACATTACTTTAACTGTTACTCCAGTTGAGTGCGGCGAAGACCCCTCTCCTCTGGGTAATAGGACTATCACAATCCCCGACGCACAGATCACTTCCATCAACTTCGGTCAAGCTGACAGATCGTCTACTAACGTATCTACTCTAGAGCTTACTTTTGTTATGGATACATTTACCTATAACTGATATAGGCATCTAATTGGAGGGTAATTAAAGATGAAGAAAAGCTACGTCGTATGCGTAAAATCACCCTCCGATTGGCCGGGGATCCATAATTTACTTTTACAAGATGGGACTTTGGATGATAACATCCCGAGTCGCGCTTGTGAGTGCATTGATAAAAAAGACGTTTATGCCAACAGAGCCACCTACCTCCTTGACGAGGAAGAAGTAACTTTAGTTAAAAACCACTCTAAAGTAAGATATGTTACGCTAGACGGGCATTATCATCAAGACGAAGTAGATGTGCCTCAGCATATTGGCATTAATGCATACAAAAATGTATTACTCAGTCCTAATTACAACCAGCCTGCAAGAGACGACCTGAGCACTTTACAGTCTGTTGCTTATTCTGGGACTTTACAATTAAATATATCTAGGTTTACCTACGGCAGCAGACCTACCATTGTTGCAATTCATGGAGGTGTTAGCCAGTCTAATAACTTCATCGATGGAGATAAAAATACCTTTGACGGTAATGACGGTGAAGGCAATAAAGCTCTATACTTTAACGGGCTCGGGTACAACTACGTAAGCGTTAACTACCGACTCGTAACAAATACAAATCTTACGGCTAACACAAGCTCTGAAGTTGTAGATACCGGGTCTTTAGATTTCGCACTTAACTCGTGGACAAGTAGAAACACTGGTGTTCAGCAAGTTACCGATGTTATTAACGCAGTTAAGTTTCTAAGAGACAATGCCAATACTTACGGACTGGATCCTAACGGATTTATTCTTTTAGGCCACGGAGCCGGTGCCTACTTAGCCGCATTGGCCGGAACTAAAAAAGAATTGCTCGATGTAGCAGAGGTTCCTGTTTCTGCCATTCAGGCCGTTGTTGCAATTGACGCAGAGACTTATGATATTAACGGATATATCTCTGGCGTAGCCGACAATGCTACCGGCGGAAGAGAATGGGCTTTTATGAACGCATGGGGCGTTAAGCCTAGCATTAATACCGTTGACTTTGCAAACAGCTCTGCTGCAGAAGCTCAGTGGAAAGCATACTCTCCTGTAGAGCTAGTTAATGATACAGACGCTGACGACGACGATTTTGTATCTAAATTCCTTCTTATTAGCAGAGGCTCGGCTTATAAGCAACTAGCGGCCGATGAACTGGAAGTTGCTCTTAGTAATAGAGGCCTATCAGTTCAGTCGATTTACTACTCAGGCGCTAAGTCTGGTGGCGGAACGATTTCTGGTACCGTAACGTATGATTATGTAGGATTCGATAAGGTACTAGGCAATGACTCGAGAGGAGATATTGATGGTGCAGTCATTATCGGAGAAGGCCTCCTTAATCTAACTACTGCTCTTAAATCTTATTTTGCAGATGATGATGACCTCTACCCGTTAAAAACAGATTTAAATAGAACTAACTGGGCAAGAGTAAGAACCACTAGTCGCGACGACCCATGGATTGGGCAATATGAAGAGTTACCAGCCGGCGATCAAAATGTTCCTAGAAACAAGGTTTACTTTGGTAAGACGTTAAATACTAATATTTCTCATAGAGCAGGCGAAGCTGGAGAGCTCATTGATGCAGTTGTTATTGACAATGGAGCATGGCACGGCCACCCTGAGTTTGTAGATGAAAATGGCATATCTCAAATCCAAGATATCTTCCTTGACGGACCTTACTACCTTGACCCTGATTATTTTGAATCTAACAATCTCACCACAACTTTCCTAGGTAGAACAACAGCCAAAGAAGAAAAAGCAAGGTTATGGTGGTCTGATAAATTTTCTCGCTCTTCTAAGTTCTTTGATATTCCAGAGATTACCGGCATATCAGCTGATTACACAAGAGCAAGGATGTGCGGAAGCTTCTCTGAATATCCGACCGTACAAAAGGTAACTGGAGGATCCACCTTTGCAAATCACGGTACCCCAGTTGCTTCGGCGATGTACGGTAAGAACTATGGCCACGCACCTAATGCAAATAAGTGGAATATTGCTCAGCAGCAAGGGTCTTTGACCGCTGGTCTTGGGGTCATCTATACAGCTAAAGTCCTAGAGATCCTAGAAGTATTCCATAAGTATAAGCCTGTCGATCCAGAGCTTAATAAGCAAAGAGTAACCATTGTTAATAATAGCTATACCTGGACAAGCGAAGTTGCAAATGGGTGGCTACCAGGTACTTACTATTACAGCTTTAGAGGGGTCACGGGGACTTTTGATATTATTTCTGCTGGAAACCCCGATCCTGCTCCTGAGTTTCTTAAAAACTTTTATCCAACAACCGGGTCTCGGTACTCTACAGAGACTTCCATCCCAGATTTGACCGACGCAGGCGACGAGTTTGTTAATAAGCCTGGAGTGATTTGGGTGAGTGGTGCTGGTAACAATAACCAAAAGCAAGTTATGCCAGGTGAGGCAGACTATGAAAACTATTGGTCAAGCAAAAATCCTGCTGATTCAGATTTTACAACAGATGATGCTCGCTACGTCAACCGAAGAGGAACCCCCGCTAGGTTTGGCTATAATGCACTTACAGGAACGTACAAAAGTTTCTCTATTGCCGCTCTGAACTCTTACAGAAGCTCAAACGTAAGAGAAACAAAAGACTGGTATAGCAACTATGGCTCAGCTATTGACTTCCTTGCTCCTGCTAGCGAAGTTCTTGTAGCCGCCGGAAACCCTAACCAAGAAGATGCGGTAAGATTCGACAATGACGAGTACTATACTTGGCTAAATAAAAAACCATACGATACTTCTATTTCTGGTACATCAACTGCTTCTCCTGTTGCCGCGGGTTGGATAGGAACCTTAGTTACTAAAGCAAAAACTTGGGCCTCAGAAAACGTTAAAAAGTACGTTGCAGAGTTGCAAACATTAAACGTCACAGAGTTTGAGTACGGCAACGACCCGACCACTTTTGACGATACGGGATGGGATTCTTATACAAACCTATTTGGCTCGTTTCCTAAGGTAGCTTATACGACAGCCATTCCTAATGTTCTATTTGAAGAGAACCTAGAGAGATTCTCTACTGCCAATAAAGACAGAAGTATTGAGCTTAGCATAAAAGTCCTAGCTGACGAAACCGTCTCTATTTATAGCTATGAGTGGGAAGTAGGTTCAACTTTCTTTGGGCCTTACGAACCAATTATAGGGGAAAACAAGACCACTCTGTCTATTAAGTATCTCGAAGCAGATCAGTACAGAAAGTTCTATAGATGTAAAGTAATAACCAACGCCGCGTTTCTAGTTACCTACTCTAACACGACAGAGATTATCGCGGACTTTGCTCCGATTACTTTCTCAACAGATGTTTCTTCTGAGGTTTCTGTTATTAGTGGCTTTTCAGCTACTCTGAAGGTAGAGGTTGTGGGTGATGAAGTTTTATCTCAAGATGAATTTGGATACGAGTGGCAAAGGTTAAATGCCATAACCGGTGAGTATGAGAAGATAGAAGGGGGCAACCAAAAAACCCTTATTATCGAAGGCACTGTGCTTGAAGACACAGGGTTTTATAGGTGTAGAGTTAATGACCCAGTTCAGTTTCAGTTTTCTTCTGTTGTTAATGTTATTATTTTTGTCCCACTTATAGAGTGGGCTGAGCTTCCTAGGAACGAGGTTATTTATGCTGGAGAGGACATTACATTTACTGCAAGAGCAAAGACCAACTCTAGACAAGAAATCTTTTACTACTGGCAAAAATCAACTGATGGCGTTACTGGATGGGAAACAATTGAAGAGTCTAGAGGACAATCTGAGTTTTCTATTACTAACGCCACTAGCGGTGATGACAAATACTACAGAGCTATTGCCCTAGACAATGTATCTGAAAACTCTCCGATCAAGACATCACCAGTTAAGCTTGATGTTACTCCGATTGTGCTAGAGGTTTTTACTACGGCTCCTGCAAACTATTTTGCGGTAGAAGGGGAGGAACTATTGATTAGGGTCTTTGCGACCCTCTCTGGGCCCTACAGGCCCTCGTTCAGGCTTGAAAAGAAAGTAACCTTAGACGGAAATACTTTCTGGGATCTGTATGACACTAATTCTACAGGTGAATTTGAAATCAACCCAGTTTCTTTAGACTTTGATGGTAGGTACAGATGTATTATTTCTGATCCAACGGGAAACAACGACTCAGTAACAATAAGCCCAATTAACGCAAATATTTCTGAGTCCTTTACTCTTAGCGGAATTATACAAAATCCAACTATAGCAAACCTAGACCAAGAAGTTATTCTGCTCCCTGAGATTATTATTAATAATAGCTCAATAGCTTACTCGTTTTTATGGGAAAGAAGAGAAAGCCCGGAGTACGGATGGACTCTTTGCGAAAACGGGCAAGAAAGGTCACTATCTCTCGTTTTTACAGGCCATGACTTTGGTGATGAGTTCAGATGCAGAGTATCTAATCCCGTAGGAACTACAAGGTTTACTACAACTCATATTCTCAATGTGAACCCGTTTGCAGATATCGTAAAAGACATTCAGGAAGGCCTCTCTATAAGAGAAAATAGTCAAGAAATTAACACCCTTGACCCAGAGATCGTTGCTTACGGTTCCTACACCTTGGCATATCAATGGGAAATTTCTTTTGACGGACAACTAACTTGGTCTGATATCACCGGAGAAACGGCTAAAGCGTTACAGCTAACTACTGCAAGTGCTATTTCTTTGAACACCGGAACGGAGAAGTTTTATCATGTTCGTTCAAAGATTACATTTAACACTAACGTTTTTTATACTAGGGCAGCGTTTATTAACCTACTTGACGTAGTTAACGTCTTTGGCGAAGGTGGATGTTTGACCCAAGATCAGGCCGATGAGCTCTACAACTCTGACCTTACCGACTCTGAAACTGTTCATGGTAAAGAAAGATTGCCAGATAGACAATATATTGAGGCAATAAACGTAGATCCAATCGATCCTAAAGATAAGTGCAAAGATAAAAACAGCTGCGGTATCTCTATCGAAGAATTGTTTGAAGCCTATCAGATTTACAATTCTCAAAAGGGTCTGTATAAGACTTGGGGAGAGATCGAGTTCCCATGGCAGCTTAGAGAAGCCTTGGATACTCCTCAAGAGACTTGCAATCTCAATAGAACAAAAACAGATGACAAGTGGCAAGTCTCCGAGTACATGTCACTCTACTCCTACTTCCCTAAGATCGGATCCGGTGGGTTAACCTCTCCTGCCGACGCGACCTGCCTCACCGAACGCCCTGCGGACAGAGTGCTTCGCATAGAAGACGATGGATATAAGGTCTCGTTATATGAAGCTCAGG